ATATAGCACTTTTTGTTTTTTTGGCAGTTTTTGTCCAAAAATCGACCATTAACGCTTGTAAAATATAAACAAAGGACTGTTGTATGACCATTAAAGAGAAGATTTTATCAACAGAAAGCGCAATTGAGAAGATAAAGAACTCACAAGAGTACGCTATTGGCTCAAATCGTGTCGTATATGCACGTTTAGGCGAACTTAGAAAAGAGATGAGCAGATTAATGTCGCTAGTGCGTGAAGAATCAGACCTTGATCTAACAGAACTTGATTTAAATATGAAATACAAAGGTAGCAATCGTGCCAGTGTCTCGTTTATCAGCTAGTTTCTACGAGGGTGGACGCTATACAATAGCCAATCAAGATTTTAGCACCGCCTCTAATGCGCCTTTTGAAGAGCTTGCGTCTACTGACAGAGACACAATGCGAGCAAGAGCCAGATGGCTATTTGCAAACAATCCGATTATCTCCAATATCGACAATGCAATCATAGATAACAGCATCGGAGCAGGCATAGGTGTTCAACCTGCTACACAAAATGAAGATTTTAACAAAGAAGTTGACGACCTTTGGCTTGAATGGTGTGAAAAAGAGAATTGTGATATTACAACACGCTACGAATTTGGCACTATTCAGCGTATGTTGCTTGGTCAACGTATGACTGATGGTGAAATAGGCATACAATTAGTAGTTAGAAACAATCGTCGTTTTCCACTTTCACTGCAATTTATAGAATCCGATTACTTTGCTAAAACCTTTGTGCGAAAAGACATCACAGCAGTTGACGGTGTAGAGCTTGATCGATTTGGTATGCCTGTTCGTTATCATTTTATAGATAGATACGGCAAACCATTTTCTATTAAAGCTAAAAACTTTATCAACTACTACCAACCTGAAAACCGTTTTACTCAATATCGTGGTATTTCAGAATATAAACAGACAATTATTGATCTTAAAAACTTTGCAGCATTTAACGAAGCAACAATCAAAGCAGCTAGAGCAAGAGCAAACATAGCTTACGTGGTTGAGACAGAAAACGGTATGCCACGTGGTATTGATAAAAGTGTTGACGACGTTCAATTAGAAGAGATTAATGGTGTTTTTGTTGAGTATCTAAAAAGAGGTGAAAGGTTAAATGTAATTGATCCTACAGCATCAGGCACTGGGTATCAAGACTTTGTAACAAACACAATCAGACTTATAGCAGCAGCAAGAAAAGTTAGTTATGAATTAGCGTTTAAAGACTTTACACAAACAAACTACTCATCAGCCAGAGCATCATTATTGCAAGACCAAAAAGTGTTTGCGAATAATCAAAAGTCAATCATTACATACGTTATCAAGCCAATCTACAAACTATTTGTACGCACTATGGTAATGGCAGGACGTATTAAGAATGTTAATCAGAATGATTTTTGGCAAAACCCTCCTGCTTGGTATAAATGCAATTTCATAGCACCAGAAGTGGTCTATGTTGACCCACTTAAAGAGATCAACGCAAAAGCTAAAGAGGTTGAGCTTGGTGTTACAACTTTAACCGAAATTGCTAAATCTAAAGGCAAAGACTTTGCAGACATTGTACGACAACGATCTGAAGAGATGAAGATATTAAAAGAAGCAGGACTATTAGATGAAAACAAAGGCAACAACGATGAAAGCAACCAGAGTTCTTAAATATCTAACATCAAACGAATTTGCGTTGATGCCGGACAAATATAAAGCTATGTTGGCAGTCGCTATGGAAGGCGCACAAATACCACAAGCTGAAATAGACAGATATAAGAATGAAAGTCTTGATATTAAGAAATATCAAAATGTGGCACTACTAAAAGTAAACGGAGCGATGGTTAAAAAAGGAAATATGTTTACCAAAGTCAGCGGTCTTGTTTCTTACAATGAAATAGCTGCCAAATTAAAAGCACTTGATGAAGATGTAAGTGTAGACACTATTGTAATGCAACTCACTACACCAGGCGGTGAAGTTGCAGGTGTGTCTGCTTTAGGCGACATCATCAAATCTATTGACAAAAAGACAGTTGCCTACATAGATGACTTAGGTGCAAGTGCAGGTTACTGGCTTGCATCACAGTTTGATGAAATCTATGCAAATGATACAGCTTTAGTTGGTTCGATCGGCGTAATTACCTCTTATGAGAAGGGAGACAGCGAGGAAATCGTAGTCGTTAGCGCAAACGCACCGGCGAAGCATAGTGACCCATCTACAGATGAGGGGTATGAGCGTATCAAGAAACGCTTAACGTCTATTGAAGCGGTCTTTATTGAAAAAGTCGCTGCTGGGCGTGGTGTAACGACAGATAAGGTGCTTCAAGATTTTGGACGTGGTGATGTAATGATTGCGTCCAAAGCATTGGAAGCTGGAATGATTGATGGCATAGCGTCATTAGATCAGGTAATCAAAAAATACAAAGGAGATTCAATGGATACATTGAAAGAGTTAGCTCAGGACCCTACTGCTAACGCAGAAAAACTTGACAAGCTTTTTGCAGATGCAGGTATTCCAAATCCATATCAGCTATCAGCACAGATGGATGAATTAAAAACGAAACTTGCAGTAGTAGAAGAGGCGCATAACGCTTTAGTTGAAGAGAATGACAAGCTAAAGGCACTAGATGAAAGAGCACTCATTGTCGCATTTTGCGGGGCTAACAGAGATTTTGTTTCTTTTGAAGAAGAGAAAGCATGGTTGAAAGAAGGCAAAACTTTTGCAGAAGTCCAAACCACCGTAATGGAAAAAGCAGCACAAGATACTCAGGCTCACGATACAAATGCCGGCAAAGATGCAGATACAGATGTAATGGTTACTGCATTGAGTGATGCAATTAGAAAAATGAATGAAGGAGTTTAAAAATGGCTGAAAGTTTTACTTATGACAACCTGATTGTAAGAGCAGATTTTACAGAAGCAGGAACATTGGAAGCAGGACAAAATCTAACAGTAGGTGCAGTTTTAGGAAAAGTAACTGCTACAGGGAAACTAAAACTAAATGCAACAGAAGACGCAGCTGGAAATGCAATTAGCGACGGTAGTGAAAACCCTTATGCAATTCTGATTGGCGATTGTGATGCGTCAGCAGGGGATAAAAGTTGCTCAATCCTAAAAGCAGGCGTTGTAAATGAAAATTCACTATATGTTGGTCTTGGACAAACTGTAGAAGCAACAAAAGAGCCAATGCGCGATATTGGCATTAATTATACTAAAGGAGTTCAATAATGTCTGTTAGTCTTTTTGATACTAGAACGCTTACAGCGTCTATTAATGATATTAAACCAGTACATACTTTTATCACAAGCACTTTCTTTAAAAATAGAACAGCTAGTGCTGCAGAGTATTTGGATGTAGAAATCTACAAAGGTAAGCGTAAGGCTGCTCCTTTTGTTTCTCCACTGATTGAGGGAAAACTAATTGAGAGCAAAGGTAAATCAGTTGTCACTTATAAACCAAGTTACATTAAATTCAAATATGTAACTCATGCTTATGAAGCGTTCCAAGCAAATGGTGTTTTCTATGCAGATAATAAAAGTCCTGCACAACGTGTAGCTGAAAAAATTGCACGAGAACTACAAGAGGGACGTGATTTTATCGATCGCCGTGTTGAAATGATGGCAGTTGAAGCACTTACTACTGGTAAGGTGACTATTAAGGGTGACGGTATTGACGAGGTTATGGATTTTGGCATGAGTCCAACTCACCTTAAAACTCTATCAGGCTCTGATCTTTGGTCTGATTCAGGAAAAGATGCCGATGCAATCGTTCGTGATGTCAGAAACTGGAAACGTGAAATCGTAAAAGATAGCGGTGTTAACCCAACACATATGATCTTAGGTGAAGGAGTAATCGATGTCTTTATGGGCAAAATGCTCGATTATCTTGACACTCGTAAAATTGATCTAGGTATTATTGCACCACAACAGCTACCTAATGGAGTTGTTTATTACGGATCACTACGTGAGGTAGGACTTGATGTTTATGGCTATGATGAGTGGTACGATGACGGTACAACAGAAACCCCACTATTGTCAACAAATAAAGTTCTAATTGGCTCTAGTGCTGCTAAAACTCAACTTGCTCATGGTGCAATCAAAGACCTTAACAGTCTTGCAGCAGCAGAAATTTTTGTCAAGTCTTGGGAGCAAGAAGACCCATCAGCTCGTTTTGTACTGTTGCAATCAGCACCGCTACCAATCCCAGTACAGATTGATGCGTTTATGTGTAATCAGGTGATCTAACCATGAAAGTGAAAGTAATAAGAGGTGTAGTAATACACAATAAAAAAGAATATGCAGTAGATAAAAGTTTTATCGTAGATAAAAAAAACGGGGAGCGTTTAATAAACTTAGGTGTTGCCAAAGAGGTAATGCCTGTAACCCCATCAAATGACAATAAAATCGATACACCAGATGATAATGGAGTTGATACATCAGATGGCAATGAGCCTACACCACATGGAGATGAGTGAAATGTTTGGTGATGGCGGAGACGCTTAATGAATGGTTATGTAGAAGTATAACAAAAGGAAAAAAGTGGGTCTAAAAGCACAGATAAAAGCTGATTTTCAGCACATTTACAGCGATTCAACTGAATTAGCGATAACTGCTACTTATACAACAGGTGCAGGACAAACGCTAGCTGTAAATGGCGTGCTTGACGCTCCCATCTTTGGAGATATTAACAATTCACCCATCATAACGGATAAAATGTTCTTATATGTTCAACTTGACTTTGAGCCAAGCAAAGATGACTATATAACGATAGATGATAAAGAATATGGCATAGAGTCAATATCTGTAACTTTAGCAGGTTATCGGCTTAAATTAACCGACAAAACGCCTAGTTACAGTCATACAAAAGGTAGATTTAGATGATTTATGACGGCACAGCATCAGTAATGCTTAAAAAACTTGTTGATGAAGCACCAAATTACGCTAATTACGCTATACAGCAAGCAGCGGTACAGATGCAAAAAGCTATAAAAGCTGAAATAGCAGTCAGATCAGGCGAAACACACCAATGGGGACTTCAACACAATAAAAGAAGAGGCAAAACATATCTCTTATCTTATGGTAAGGTCAGAAAACCGCTTTTTTCACGCTGGAAGAAAGAAGATGGCACACCAGAACACGGCTTAGAGAAGTTTGTCTATTTCAGAATGTACCCAATGACACATAAGGCTCTTATAGGCTTTATCAATACAAAAAGTTTTACAGCGTATGACTTTAAAAATGGCGACATGAAGATTTATGAAGACAGCGTGCCTGGCACAATGACCAAAGAGATCGGGCAACGCATGGAATACGGCGAAACGATTACGCCAAGCGAGAAGCAAAAACGCTTGTTTGTGGCATCAGGATTAAAAAGACCGCACACAATCAAACGCCAAGCTCATCCAGTTGTTAGACCAGCTTTTAGAAAAAGTCGAAACAAGCTAATAGACATAATCACTAAAGAGTATCAAGGAGTATTCGCTTGATAAGCAATAGAGAGATCACCGAGTTTATAGTGTCTGAGATAGACATAAATGGACAAGACTATTTTTATAACAAATATGGAAGAAATCTGCTCATTATGGTAGGCGTTGACGTTAGCAACCCACCCGAAGGTGCTGATATGCCTTTAATGATTGTTGAACCAACGGTTAAGAGTATAGGCGATTCAGCAACAGATTTTGATTATGAAATAGTCTTACATTTTGCTATTGAAGGCAATAGGACTCCATCTAAATCAGGAAATATTATCCGTTACGATGGAGTATATGCTATTGAAGAAGATGGGAATTATCTGGTTGAACTTTTGCGTAACAGTTTTAAACAAAAGTCTAACCTAGATATGTTTGATATAGATTTTTACCATAACGAAATTAATGCCTTCCCCGTTTATACGGGGGTTATTGTGGTGGGATTTTCTATCCCTAACGTCATAGGCGAACAAAAGATAAATTTTAATTAAGGAGTAAGAAAATGGCAAACCCATTGATAGAAAAAGTTGTCTTAGATTGGGAAGACACACCTGGACAAGACCCAGCATCACCAAAGCCGATTTACCTTTCAGCGGTTGAATCAGGTATTACAATCAATCGTCAAAACAAAACTGATAATGTGATCAGTGGAGATATTGACAGCGGCGGAGAACTATATGGCACAGTAAATGAGGTCACAGGTAGTATTACAACTCCAATGTATTTTGAGCAAATTGGTGTTTTAATGAAAGCACTACTAGGCGCACCTACAAGTGCAGATAACGGCGATGGTACTTACACGCATACATTCGTATCAACCGCTTGTATCCCATCGTTCTGTATTCAAAATACACTAAAAGATGACTGCAACGGTGGCTCTAACATTATTGAGCGATACAATGGATGTAAAGCTAAATCTACATCTATTTCTATCACACCAGATGGCGATTTTAACATTGGTCTTGATATTGTAGGTATGAAGTTTAGCGATTCTATTACTGACGGAGTTGCTGAACTTGATGAAACCAATAAAATCGTGCTTTCAACAACACGTATTAAAAATGCTCATACAGCATTAAAAATTGATGGTGCATCTTACACTCTAGCAAAAGACTTCTCCCTATCTGTGGATCGTGGAACAGAAGCTACTTACACAATCGGCACAGGTGCAAACGCTGGTCTCATTAGTGACAAGCAGGTAACTGTAAATGGTAGTTTTTCAAGCTTGTTTGATTCAATAGTCTATACTAAGGCTAAAAATGAGACAAAAGTTTCATTCGATATCAGCATAACAGACGGTACAAACTCACTCGTATTCACAGTCGCAGAAGCTAAATTCAGCTTTAAAAATGAGAGCAAAAAAGTAGGTGAAAAGTATCCGCTTAACCTAGATTGGACTGGATACAAAACTACAGGCACAGAGAAAATTAAAGTTGTATTAACTAATGCAGTAGCAAGTTATTAATAAAGGAAATTAAATGGCATTACCTGAAATTTTGGCAGAAAAAACTGGCGGTTTGACTTTTGGAGAGAAAGCTAAATTAAAACAAAAGGGGATTGAATTTAAATCCCTTACTGATATTGACATCCAAGACGATGCAATCGCACATATGCTTGAAATGCGTGGCATTGATGTAGCAGACATAGAAGACCTGCCATATGGTGATTTGCTAGAGTGGTTAAACGAGATTTTTGCAAATACTTTTGATCGAAAGAGCAAATCTAAAAAAAAGTAAGGGAATATCTTGAATGGCAGTTTGACGAGGATATTCGAGCCTATATCAAGATAGCAACAGATATAGGTGAAAAACTGCCTGAAGAGGTATTGCCGCCTGATCTGCCACAATGTATCCAAGACGTGCTTGATTTTTTTCAAAAGGTCAGCACACAATGGCGCACTGGTGGCATGGGTGGAGTTGTAGGACTTGATTACAACGCAGTCTTTAAAATGGCTGAAGTTTACGAGTTTGAGCTAAATACGCTCAATATGGACATATTAAGAGAAATAGAAAGATTTTATATAGAAAGGCAGAACAATGGC